GCTTGCCATGATGTTCCGCCTGAGTTATCCACCCATGATAAAACACCGCCTGTTGTTGATGTTAAGATTTGATCATTCGAAGTAGCCACTGCTCCTGGCCATGTAACGGTATAAGTTGTAGTCGTGCCCGCTGCTTGGTGAGCAACATATTGATTACCAGTAGTATCTTGTAATCTTAAATCTCCTTGAGCTAAAATATTTAAATTTGTTCCATCTGTTGTTAGACCCGAAGCTCCACCAAATGCTCCTGAATTATTATATTGAAGTTGAGTATCTGAACCTGCTGGTGCAGTTGCTAAAACAACCTCTATTAAATCAGTGCCACTCATGTAGACCATTTTTTTACCTTTATCTGATGCAGCAAAAGTAGTTCCTGATCCAGAATCAGAGGCTCCTTTTAATTGAACTGTAGGAGTACCCGATCCATCAGTTGTACCGTTAAAGATAATTTTTAATCCTTCTGTATCAGTAGGGAAAGTTACAATTTGATTTCCTGTAATTGAACCTGTTAATTTTATAACTTGATTTCTAGCAGCATTCGTTAATGCATCAGCTACAGATGTAGAGTCTCCATCCGTCATTAATAAAGCTGTGGTTTGTGCGCCGCCAGCAATCGTTTGTGAATGATAGCCTGATGAGGCTTGTTGAATAATATCTAAATTTGTGTTGGTTTTTGTACCCCATGTACCGGCATTTTCACCAGTAGCCATAAGTTCTATACCTAAATAATTATATGTTGATGGCATATTTTTTCTCCTAAGCTACATCACTATAGCTTGTATTTGATCCAGTTGCAATATTACTATAAGTTATATTTGATCCAGTGTCAACATCCCCATAATAAATTGTAAAAGGAGGAGTTAAACTAATTGTAGCGGAAAGGCCAGTTAATCCCATTACTTGATCTGTGGGTGTAATAGCTCCAATTGATGTTGCAGCAGAAATTCCAGTAAGTCCCATTACTTGATCTACCGGCGTAATAGCTCCAACCGCTGTCGTTGCTGAAACTCCGACAGGCTGAATCAAAGGGTTTGATGAAATAGATACACTTCCCTGCGCCGTAGTAGCAGAAAGACCAGTTAAAGTAATTGTATGATAGGATCTTGCAGTGGGTGTTCCAAGAGTTGATGTCGCTGAAACTCCCGTTAAAGGAACTCCAATATTTATATTTATTGACCCAACGCTAGAAGTAGCAGAAATACCTGTTAAAATAGTTGTATTGTCAGATCTTGCAGTGGGTGTTCCAAGAGTTGATGTTGCTGAGATGCCTGTAAGCCCCATAACATCTGCTGGTGTAATAGCTCCTATGCTTGAAGTTGCTGATAAACCAGTAAGTTTAAAAGTTGCTTCTCCAACAGTTCCCCAACCATTGTATCCCCATTCTAATGTACCCCAGCCAGGATACATATACGCATCGACCGTTCCTAAAGAAGTAGCTGCTGAAACACCTGTAAGAGGAACCGTAATAGCGGATTCACCCCAGTTTTCATATCCCCAATAATCGCTTCCCCATCCTTGAGTATTATAAGCTTGAACACTTCCGATAGAAGTAGTTGCAGAGACTCCTGTTAATGTAAGAGTGACGTCAGCTTGTTTTCCCCAAGTATTCTGACCCCAGGTTGTTAAGGCTTGATTCCAAGTGTTAGCCATAAGGAGTAACTCCTTATGCTATTGCTATAATTGCGGTTGATGCGGCTGCTGCTGGAAATTCAATTGTGAAAGTTCCACTAGTAACTGTTTTATCTCCACCAAAATTAATAGCACAGATTGATCGATTAGTTGTAAATCCTGAAATAGCAGTAGTATTATAAATCAAACATCCTCGTGCAGTAAAAGTAGCTGATGTCCAGTTGGTGTCTGAAAAATCACAAATCGCTGTATCACTATCTAAGGTAGGATCAATATTTGTTAAAGTATTTCCTCCCCCTGTGTATCCTGAACCTGTTGTTGTAACTTCATAAGTTGAAGTTGGATCCGCAGTTGCGTCTGATGGTGCAGCATAAGCTGTTGTTGATTTACTTAAGGTTGCTGAGTTGCTTGAATATAAGGCCAGTTTGATAGCATTTCCGGCAGGCGTACTTCCAGAAGCATTTAAAATCTGTCCTCCCTGTAAAATTTCTTCTTTGAAACTATTACAAATTGCTGATGTTATTGCCATATTAATCTCCTAATTATTGAGGCGGCGACTCGATCGGTATACGAATAGTACCATCCGTGTAATCATCTCGTCTTCGTCTCCCAATTTGCTCAGAAGCAAATTTTTGTAATTCTTGTTTATATTTATTTTCGTACAATGTCAATATATCCATTGGACCTTTTAAGAAGCCATATGCCTCTACCAAACAGGCATATAACAGCCCATTTGCGAAATATTGACTTATATAGGTTCCACTGGTATTTGTTACCAAACTAGTGGGCATAGCATTAAAATGAACTTGAAATTTATAAGTACTATCAGGAACAGGGGCAAACATATATTTACCTGAAGTAGTATCACTTACCGCGGTTGCTCCACCAAATTGAGCATAGTATTTAGGATTTCCAGTAGCAGTATTCGCAGCTACATACTCATTTAAAAAAGTCTGGTCTCTCTTTTGTAACCATGTATTAGCTCCAGTAATTACTGAAGTTGAGGTATAAACCTGTATTCCACGGGTAAATAAACATGCTGCCGGACAATTTATATATTGTTGTCCGGTAACTAAATTTCCTTCTTGTTGTTTTCTATCTGCATCAATTGGAACATCTCTCATAATTCTATATTCAGAATTTTCAATAAATCTGCTTAGAATAGCACCAGTAAAAACAGTACTATCTACTTCAGTATAACTTCTAATGTCAGCTTCTAATGCTGAAAGTGTATATCCTGCCATTATGCTTCTATGGTTACCGGTCCAACGGACACTGGAAACCCTCCTCCTTCTATTCCTCCTGTTGTAGCTGTATCAGTATCCACAACAAAATAAAACCAATCAGTAGTAAAATCTGTATCGCGAGCTCCACTAACCCATTTACCTGTTCTAATAGTATAGCCAGCAGCCTTCACAATATTTGCACCAGTAATTCCATCAAAATTATCTGGATCCGTGTAAGTACCAGCTGTGCTGGGCATTCCTCTAAATCGGTAAGTATCAGAATCCGTTAAGCCATGATTAGGTGCATAAACATTTATATAAGAAGAACCAGATGCATAAGTTGTAAACGGATTGTTAGGTAATAACTGAGTGACAGCCGGAGCTGTTCGTGATGGTTTAGCATGTTGTAAAGCTTGAGGATCTGCTCCATGAGGTCTTGGATCTACTTGTGGTTGTTTAGGTTCATATTCAGAATTATGTACCCATGCTCCAGTCCATTCCTGTACCATTTCTTTATAAGGAAAAGCTACTCCGGAACGATCTGAAATCATTAATGAATATCTACCTTGAGAAAATTTCCCCATTATATATTTGGATAGTAAGTTTTCGGTGTAATATACGTACTTGCCGCTGATCCATCCTCCGCTAGTGCTCTTAGTAATTCATCTTCATAATAAAGTTTTAATTCTTGTGATCTTTGAGGTGCATATTTTTGTGATAAATAAAATGCTAATCCTGATACCATAGCAGGTATAAATCTATAAGGAGTATCCGTTGCATCTGTGTAAGTTGAATCTGCATCTTGGATTCTTCTAACATAAAAAATGTTAATGTAATTATCTGCTGCAGTCGAATTAGGAGTGGGATAAATTGTAAATGTGACATTACTTATAAATCTTTGAACCCAAAATTGACTTGGAGTTGATTTAGTTAATTTATTCGAAAACGCCGCATAAGTAGATCTGTCTACTTTTGTTAAAGGTAAATCTGTTTGAGTAGTAGTATTATAGTTATTTCTATAAGAAGCTAACATAATATCAGCAATCCCATAAATACCATTGGTCGGAGTAGTGGTTGTACTAGTCCCATCGCTACTAGCTCTATAAAAAAGGTATTCAGCTTGACCTTCAACTAAATCAATATTAGTTGTGCCAATTTCCCAAAAGTGAATTCCTCTGTTTCCCCATTCTTGAAAGAGAACGTTTAATGATCTTCGAGCGCTTAATAATTGATGACCCGCAGAACCAACTAAGCCAATTCTTTCATAAGCATCTGCAATAATATCATCAACTGCAAATGTCTTATCAAATGTATAAGTACCAGAAGTAGTATTGGCCATTTAGCCTCCTACGCTCCAGTGATCGTTAGCGTAACGCTTCCACTTGCTCCAGCTAAATTGTAAACAATTCCATTTTTAAATAGAATACCAGAACCAGGAACAAAGACTGATAAGCCTTCAGTATTATAGTTATAAGTAGCTACTGCAGTACCTGGACTTGAAGCATCGCTTGAGTCATACAAAATTATAGTTGCAGTAGCTATTCCTTCACCTTGAATAGATGTAACTCTAGTTCTGCCTGTTCTCGCAAGAGTATCAGCTCCTACTGTGGTTAAGTTAAGGGTTGTTTGGTCACTTGTGAATGCCATATTTTTCTCCTAATTTTGTGAGCTCCCGAAGGAGCTCACATTATTTATCTATTAAGTTCCAAATGGTGTTGCTTGTGTTGCAGATGCTTTTATATATGCTTCTACAAAATACTGAGCACTAGCTACCGCTGTAACTTTAACAAGAGTTCCAACAATTCCACCTGTAGTAGAACCATCAAAGCTCATTACAGTATCAGAACCGCCAGGAAACCAATCTACACCAGTTGCTGCAGTAGTCATTAGACTTCTTGCAAAACCGATAAACAGATCAGTTCCATCTGTTTTAATCTTTCCTGCTGTAAACGCAGTTTGAACAATAAACGTATAAGTAGCTCCAAGATTGGATGCTACATTTGGATCATTAGCTCCAGCACTTTCACCTGCACTACCAGTTGTAATGGTAGGTAAAGTAAACTCACCAGCAGCCAAATTGCACAGCAAAGTTCTGCCGGCGTGATCGTTCATTGTTAACGTTGCATTTGCTGTTAAACTAACAGCCGCTTTAGGTCCGAAATTAATAAAACCATTTAATGATCTTACTGGTCCGGAAAACGTTGTTTTTGCCATAATTATATCCTCCTAGTTTCTGAACATAGTCTCTAGGCCGTCGACTATACTCGTCTATGTTCTAATTAATTGTATAGTAATTTATTTATACGCTAAATTTTAATACAGCGCAAGGTATCCCTGGGAAAAAAGTTGATTTTTTGATAGCGCTTAAGTGGCTATCGAAACTTGAGCCTTGGATTCTTCTACTTTATTACGGATAGTAGATTCTTCGAACTCTTTGGCAATGATTTCTTTAACAATCTCCTGAATTTTTTTATCAATATAGGACATGTTAATATTATACTTGCCCTCCTTCAGGTGCTCCTGTTGCCACTCTAACTCCAAGGACCTCTTTGTAGTGTATAGGTCTTGTGTCATTTATAACCTCCTCATAGGTTATTCTTCGGGGTTGTTTATACATTCCCGTTGATTCCCACTTTATACTCTTTTCTCCTATCTTGTCAAGGATTGATTTCTCAAT